ATCTAAGTTAGTGAGATACTTCTGCTTCGCGTCCAAGAGAATGTACGTGTAATACTCTAGGTCAACAAAATTCGCTTGACAGAGCCACATTGGGTCTAGCACAAGCTTGGGGTTTAAAGGCTTCATGTGTACCCCGATTTTTCTTATTATTTATTTGACGGCTAAAACCTAGATCCGCTGCGATAAATAACAAAAAGGATTTTTTAATGCAAGTAATCACCTACAAGGTAATTCCGGAGCCTCCGAAAAACACCATCACTTTCAGTAAGAATTACAGAATTTTTTCTACTGGAGAACCTGTGCCTGGTGCACTCAATATCGTTGGCTTTGACGAGGATCTTGACCTAGGTAGTGCAAGTTCAGCAAACATTATTCGTAAGATGAGATACTCGTCCGACCGTGGAAATTGGTCACTGTGGTATCCGTTTTCGCCAGCTGACCTAAGCGAGCTTGCTGTTCTAGACTTTGGTGATGCACCAGTCTTTATAGAAGTAAAGTACGAGTACGATGATACGACTTACAATCAAATCACAACACCATTAACCGTTAATTCAGTTAAATTTAGATTGAATAGTACTTACATTGCTGAATCACTATTCACACCGACTGTTTATTGTTCAAGCGAACGCTGTCCAGCAATTATTGCTGAAAGAGAAGCTAGTTTTAAACCCTATGAGGTTGGTACGGCAATCGGTATTGCAAAGGAACTTAGTTTCCAGACCAATAAATTGTTTGGCCATGAAGTTGTCTACTTTAAAACTGAACCAGATAGGGACGGTGGAGATTTCATATTCAAGGAATGGACCCTTTTCAAAACAACCGATCGCAAATGTGTTAAGGTTGTTGTACCGAATAATACTTTCCCAGATAACAAACCAAACTTCACTGAATTCGGAGTGGATTTTGAAATTCCTTTCGAGATTCATATTGATCACATATACTTTCAGTCAATATTTGGACCGGACACCCAGCCGCGTAAAAGAGATTACATGTACTTTCCATTAACCAATAGAATGTACGAAATCCAAGGCTCGTATCTGTTTAGAGGATTCATGATGGAACCTCTCTATTGGAAAATACAATTGACAAAATTCAGTCCAAACATTGACATGCTAATGAAAACTGAGGACCGTCGATTCCTAGATAACATCATCATGTCAAGCGATGAACTGTTTGGTAAACCGGCTGAGGTTCAAAAGAAGGACGCACTTGATAAGAAACAATACAAGACGATATCCCATAAATTCGATGAGACCCGCAGATCAATTCATCCGGACCTAAGTAATAAGATTTTGGACTACACGTTTAATTATGCTCCATTGATTGAATATTATTATGATATGAGCGGAGTTAAACCAGCAATCGTTAACTATTCGGTAGTATCTAACGGAACATCGGCTGATCAAGAACTTACACCTAGTCAACCGTACACAATCTATGCATATCAAGATAGCGAAATTTACAAGGCCTGGACCGCTAGGCGATTGAATACTGGCGATTCTACTATAAGTAGTTCGGGTAAACCTCTACCTGTTAAAATGAATGGTCCTAAGGATTCATACAATCCAGCTACTGGAAAATACGTTGCAGTTGAAGGTTACAAGAATTTAGGATTTAACGCAAGCGATCGTAGAGACATCACCGAATTTTCAGCTGGAGTTTTTCAATTCAAGCAATCAGAGAATGCCGTTGTTTATAAATCAGTTGCCTCAACCGTGAATACTCCAAACATGACGTTTAGTGCCCTAGTTAAATTTAATAAAGGCACACAATCCATAAAGTTAATTGATGGATTCGATAATTTTCAAGAAAAGGGAATGACCGTTACCTGTAATCTAGTTGATATTGATGGAATTGATGCAACTACCACTGTTTATGTTAATATAAACGGAACGAATTACACTTTTCCAGTCGGACCTTTAAAATACGATAAATGGTATTCAGTAATAATTCCAGTATCCGCTCAATACGGCCAACTTGAAGTTAACATTTATTCTTTCGGCCAGGATCCAGCAAACGTAAAGAATTTCAATAGACTAATTAGTGTTTACTCCAATTCAGTAAAGACCGGTCAATTCTCATTTGAAACAACTGAGAATTGGACTTTACCTAGTGCAAATTATTCAATTGCAAATATCAGATTATTCAACACAATGGTGCAAGAAGAGGATCATGAATTCATAGTGAGCCAACTTTTTGTTAGGGATGAATCTCTACTTGAAATAATCGATAATGCTAGACCTAGACTAAACGTACCGTTCATTTCAATAAACAAATAATATTATGTACAAAGACTTAAATAAATCAAAAATCTTCGATAACGTTAACTTAGGATTTGAGTTTGAATTCTTTTCGCCAATTCCCAGAGAGGAGCTTGCTGAAAAATTAAAAACTGTCCTAAATAAGGATATCGCATGGACCGATGAGTATCGATCTGATCTGCCAGTGTCGAGAGATCAATTTAAACTTGAAGCGGACTTTTCCGGCGGATTCAAAATGAACGAACTTGTGACCGGGGTAATGCCGTATTCAGAAGCAATTCACATCATGTACAAGGTCATGAATTTCATTGACGAAAACGGATTTACTACTGATCGAACAGGACTTCACATTAACTTGTCATTCAATGAATTTGACATGGGTCTAACTGAGAGACTTGAGAATCTAAACGTTTTCAAGTGCATTCTTTCGCTTAACGAAGAAAAGATATTTGAAATGTGGCCTTCTGCAAAGTCTAGAATTCAAAGAATTTACAAGAATCCAGTTACCAACATTTATCCAAAAGATAAGTTCATTGCCGAGAGTTCAATGCAATATGCAAAACCTGGAAATCCAATGGACTTTGCATTTCCTCAATCCAAGTACTTTGGCCTAAACTTTGAAAAGTTAAGAGAAGGTTACCTTGAGATTAGATATGCGGGAGGGCCGGAATACCAGACGCGTAGAGCGGATGCGACCAACTTAATCAATTACATGTCAGAGAAATTGTATGAAACCTTAAAATCAAATACAGCTTACTCAATTGAAGAACAAAAAAAGATTAATGATGTTATTAAGCTACAGAGGTATAATACTCTAGCCTTAAAAACATACGAGAACTTCGTAAAGAATTTTCCTGATATTGAGCTCTATATTGACCTAAAGGACGACCCTCGAATCATTGAATCTAATTACAGTAATTTAAGAGAAAGTCTATTTGACCTAATCACATTCGGTAAAATGAAAAAGGGTCAATTGAATTATGATACCGAAAGTCAAAGAGTTCAGGTTAAGGACTCTATCATCAAGGAGGGTTTTGCACTACATGATTTAGATTTTATAAATTGTTCAATTGAGGCAGAACTTTCTAATTGCATGTTGCACAGCTGTAAGGTTAGATCTTCTAGAATTGCCGAGTGCAGAATTCTAACAGACAATGACATTAGATATTCTCACCTAGATGATTGCATATTTGAACGAGGTGGTGCTAACCGAATTGACTTAAGTTACATTAATAGTTCGCCAGACAGCATCATCTACGCTAATCTAAATGAATGTATTGTGAGATCTGGCGTAATTGCACTAGACTCTGAAGTTGATAATAAAACCGAGATTATTGCTGGTAATGCAAAGGGCAGTAAGAGGCTCCTAAAATAATGATGGGGTACTCAAAGTTGATAAATAACTAAAAGCCCAAACACAGTAAACCGACATGTCAGTACAAGTAAAGATTTCAAGTATAAAATCCATCAACGGGACGAGCTTAAGCTCAGTAATAGACCTGTCTAACTTTAATTTTAACACATTAAAGACCGCTCTAGATGAATTTTTGACTTCAATAAATTATGATCAGACTACTGGTGTGACCGTTGATATTCAAGGAATCACAGCCGACACAATTAAGATCAGACAAGGTTTAACGGTTTACGGTGCTCAACAAGCCGGAGGTACCTATCCGGAAGTGATAAAAATGTATCCAACTGGAGCAATCACTGCCAAGAACGTTGTTGTTGAGGATGTATTAGAGGGCAGAAGATTAAGACTTAAAGTGTTCGGAGTACTTCCGCCAACTGGTATTCCTGGAGAAATTGTTTATATTGCCGCACAAAGCGGTAGAGTTGAAGGATTTTATGGATACCTGGTTGCAACAGGTTGGACTCTACTTTCAGGCGGAGGCGGTGCTAGCGGATGTAGAGCTGCAATCACCAGATCAGCAACACCAAATGTTATTACTGGAGACAATGCGCTCGTATCAGACGGGCTATTACCAATGCCAGCTCCATTGTCTACTAGTGAGTATTTACTATTCATTAACGGCCAGCAAATGATTGTTGGAGACGGCGATGTTCTTGCTCCAGTTTATTTTAGTAAGGACGGCGGCACAACTGCTTCTAATTACGGATCAGTTGATTCAACTGATGAGCTCTATTGGAATACCTCAGTTGCCGGATATGGATTAGACGCGAACGATATCGTGACATTAATTTATTCATCAGCTGACCCTTATTGTGGAGCAGCAGGTGTTACGTGTTCAACCAGTATAGTTACTCCTGGAAACGATACGGCTCTTTACAATCAGCTTGGAGTTGAGGTAATACTCGATACTCCAGTTTCTCAAAGCTCACCAGTTACTGTGTGTAAAGTGCCTCTTCCAACAGTCAATCCTCCTGGCGCTGGACTGCCAGCCGGCTACTATTTAAGTAATTCAGCTCTTGCTTTTGATATTACAACTCCATTAACGATTGGCGCAATTATTGCATTCACAATGCCAACCTCAATGAGTTTATCAACATTCAATACAGTTAGAATATTTCATCAAGTTGGAGGAATTTACGTCGATGAAACTATTTTAACTGGACCGTATGCTCCAAATTATTCAACCCGAAAGATATACGCACAAGTTTCATCGTTTAGTCCGTTCTTTGCGGTTCCTCAAGTCTTAACAACAACGACATCAACTACAACGATATCGCCGGTATTAACCACTACGATTGCACCGACTACTACAACAACGACCTGTTCTCCAGGTTCAATTTCATACACTGTTGCAAATGTTGCAAATGCGACCACTGTAAATTTCATTGGAACTCCGAGCGGTCCATACCAAGTAACTTTCTATCCAACTTCAGGAGGAAGCTATGATCTAACTGCCTTACATGGAGTAAACATAAGCCTGTCATGGATATTCAATCGTCTTGATACTGAATATGCGAGTGCCGGAATCAGTTCAGTATTTGGAACATACGTATTTACAACTCTTGGCGGCTGTCAATACACAGTTAATGTTGCACTAGGCGCAACAACAACGACCACAACAACGGCTGCAACTACGACAACAAGTACGAGCACAACAAGCACAACGACTGCTGCTCCTACCACCACGTCCACGACAACTGCGGCTCCGACGACCACAACCACAACTGCGGCTCCGACCACCAGTACAACTACCGCAGCTGCAACAACCACGACTACCACGAGTTACTGTAGTCTATTCACAATAACACCAGCCATCAATAGCTTTGATAGGGTAGACGTCGCAATACAAGGAATCTCTTCAGGTTCTTATGAATTCTATGTAGATAATACCCTAGTTCATGCAGGAACTGTGCCTGAGCTCTATACAATAAACGGAATAACTCAAAATATACAATTTAAAGTTGTAATAGACGGTGGAACTTGCGAGTTCTGTTATGCTTTTGACTATGATAATCAAGTATTAACTCAAATTAATTGCGCAAGTTATGGAGTGACAACGACTACGACAACGGTAGCTCCAACTACTACTTCGACTACGACTGCTGCTCCAACCACGACCACCACGATAGCTCCAACTACTACGACAACGACTGTTGCTCCAACTACTACGACAACGACTGTTGCTCCTACTACAACTACTACGACTACTTGTACTCCGTATAATTTTACATATACTGAAACAGACAGTTCAGTAACTTTCACGGTTGATGCAGATCCAATTGCTCCACATCAAATTGAGGTAACTGATCCAATCGGCAATATTATAGATCCTGGCTATCCGCTTAATCCATTAGGTGGTAGCACTGAAATTGGCCCAATTCCTTCAATTCCTCCTTATGGAACATGGACGATTGAGTTGTTCGGTTGTACGTATACAGTCACAGTTTCTGCTCCTACGACGACCACAACTAGTACAAGTACGACGACTACGACAACGGAAGCTCCTACGACGACTACGACGACTGAGGCTCCTACAACGACTACGACAACGGAAGCTCCTACGACGACTACGACAACGGAAGCTCCTACGACGACTACGACGACTGAGGCTCCTACGACGACTACGACAACGGAAGCTCCTACGACGACTACGACGACTGAGGCTCCTACGACCACAACTAGTACAAGTACGACGACTACGACGACTGAGGCTCCTACGACCACAACT